CATACGTTTGAAGTTTACACTTTCGGCTACCATCTTGCCCATGCTGTACTTCTTACCGGAGTCAGAATCTTTTTTCTTTGAATCGTGTTTAACACGACCAAATGGATCATGTGATTTGCTTAGGCCACCTTGGTGACGATCGCTGTCAGATTTTTCTTTCTTTGGACGACCAACATTACCTTTGTTTTTAGGATCACGACGTGGGTTTTTAGTCACAGCCTTACGAGGACGACCTTTTTTAGGTTTGTTATCCTCTTCGTCATCCTTTTCAATATCATCACTTGGATATCCAGGGAAGTCTGTTTTAGTATGCTTGATACCGTGTTTGGTTTTTGAAACTTCACCCTCATTGTATTGATCGTACTTGTCACGAATTTTATCTAATTCTTCTTCACTGGCACCGTCACGGCCAGCTTTGGCTAGTGCTTCCATACCCTTTTTGCCATACTTCTCATGACCTTTAGCGGCACGGCTCATATCTTCATTAGTATGATCGCAACTGCATTTACTTTCGTACATGCCACACTCGTTACAAGTTTCTTCTGCGACGTGTTGTGGTAAACCTTTATGCTTAGTAGCGGCAAAATCATGTGTGTCACCAGGCTTCATTGTCTTAGCAACTTTTTTCAACTCAGGACTTGCACCTTTGATCTTTTCACCCTTTTGCATAGCATGTGCCATGCCCATAAATTTTTGTTGAGCTTGGCTAACTGCCTTCTCACCAATTACACCAGCACCACCCATAGTAGATCCATCTAATGTCTCGCCCATTTTCTTACCGGTGGCGGCGGCTTTTTGGAAAGCCTGTTTACCATATTTCTTACGACCGATCGCGGCGGCGACTGCTTCAGGATTCTCTGCGCTTCCACCTTTTTTGATAGCATCTACAGTTTTCTTAAAGCCCATATACTTTTCAGCAAGAACTTGTTCTGTAGTTTTTACACCAGTAAGGATACTGCCTTTGGCTGCTACTTCAGCATATTCCTTTAGTGTAGGTGCTTCAGTCTTTGGAGCTTCCTTAGGAGTTAATGCTTCTAGTTTACCTAAGATGCTATAAATGTTGTCGTGTGGATGATTCTTGCTCATAATTAACCTTTGGTTGGATCTGGGATTTTGTTTTGCTTACTGCCCACAGGATCTACATTACCCTGTGCTATTTCGTTTGTTGTTTTGCCATATGAGCTTTGTTTATCTCCACCAACGGTAGTGTCAGTGCCGGCAATCTCAAATTGACGTGATTCTAATTCTTTTAACAAGCTACCAATACGAACTTGGCCTACTAGACTCTGACCTTCTTTTGAACCGCCTAGATCTTCTTGATCTAATAGTGCGCCCTTGGCAGCATCTGCGTTTGGTGCTTCGGCCTCATCTGTAAATTCAGCTTCATGTAAATTACGTACACAAATCCAGTCTGGATTTAGTTGAGCACGTTCTTTTAATGTTTGACGAATTTGAACTGTGTTAGTTGGGTAAGCAACTTTAATGTCAAATGTCCAGCACTCACAAGGACCCCAGTTCGGAAACTCACGATGCTCTTGTATTGGTAAACTCTTAACTGCACTAACGCTTTCTAATTGCCAAGTGTCAAGAGCACTTTTAATTTGTTCCATTACTGTTTTTGGATCAATGGTAGCCATTTTAATGCGAAATTCGCAAGGCTTACTTAATTCAAATATGTAACTTTGGAATGGTTTCATTTTTAATTCCTATTATGTTATATTTAGCCTTTTTGGCAATTTATTTTTTATTCAGAATCTGCTTGAGTAATTCGTTACGATCAAGCACGATTCCCTCACCCTCAACTGCTTCTTCAGCAGGGGATTTTTTATCTTTGGCTATTTGATGATCCAACTTGGCTTTTTGCAGTTGCAGATTAATCATACGCAACTTTTTGTCTAGTTTAGCAGTTTTAGCAGTAATAGCATGCCCTAGTAATGTGCCTGCTGTCTGCAGAATAACACCCGAAAAACGTGGTTCCACATTCATACCTAGATCAATTAAATCTTCAGCTTTATCTTTGGCTAAATTTGCTAGTTCGTCAAGCTCTGAATCCGCTGTGTCTAAATCTCTAACAGTGGGTAGTGCTATGTCAATTTTATCAATGGCTAGATTTACCTCATTGATCAAATTTTTATTTTCATCAACAAAGTTTTTAGCTTCTTCAGCGGTGGGTGTGTCTAAATCTGTGGTTGGAGGTAAGTTAAATAACTCTTCTAATTTTTTTGTCATACCAATATTTATTTGGCTTTACCTTGATGGAAAATATCATTTTCGGTAATGACTCGAAAAGTTAAATTATGAGCTCGACACCATTGGCGTGCGGCTTCCCATTTGGCCATATTGAGTATGGCTGCTGCTTGTGCTCGGGGACTTTTACCAGCTTCTTGTAAACTGGTTTCTTTAAGAGGTTTTACTTCAATCACTTCTGCATGCTGACGTTGATTAGCATCAACATAGGTAATTAAAAAGTCGGGGACGTATATTGTATTTTTGCCAGTTAAAGGATTACGATAGTTAATGTGTACTGCTTCACTAGCCCATTGTAGTATGTTAGGGTTGTTATCACACATGGTCATGAACGTATGTTCCCAACCAGATCTATATGTAGGCGATTTATTGCCCACGTACTTTTGTGGATTCTTTAATTGATATTTGCCTTGTGCGTATTTAGACATTACGGAAGAATTGTACGGGTAATATATGGACTAGTAGTAGTTGATGTTTTAATACCAAGTTGACTAGTTGGCACTCGATTATAATTTAAAAATGCTGCCAGGTATGTGTTGAGTTGCCCGGGTGTTAATTGTTTAAATTCCGTCAACAAGGACATAGGATCAAGATTCTGTGCCAGGGCCGTATAAATTATAGTTCCAGCCAACTGTTTTCCTGCAGACGCACTACCTGTGTACTGTTCAAAAAATGCAACTATAGCATCGTTAGCAACACCAATATCAAAATTGCCCGCAAAGAAATTATTGAAGTACTGTTGAGCATTACTAGTCCCACCGGGTGTTGTGGCATTTACACCTAGGGATAAATTAGGTGCCTGTAAATTGGTTGCGGCGGTAATTTGATTAGTCATTGGTTAGTCTGCTGTTGATATATCGGACACTGAACCAAAATCTGGAGACTGTATAATAGGACCTCCTATTACTTCACCGTTTGTAACGCCGCTGAAGAGTCCAGTACCACTTGATCCAAATGTCAATGATGTCTGTAGTCCAGTTGCCTGTCCTGATAAGTAGTTTTGTAAATCGCCAAACGCATTGCTAATACCAGTGGATACTGGAGACAATGCACCAGAGATACCTGTTGCAATTTGTTGTCCAGCTTGACTTGCCAAACTGTTAATGCCTTGAGTGACCGCACCTGTGGCAAATTTAATTGCCATGTTCTCAACAGTAGTAAGAGCCGCACTTGGATTAGCAATCGCTGCTGCCGCTAGTGTAACAATACTTGTACCAGTTGACCCCAGGCCAGTAGCCACACCTTTGAGTACCCCACCAGCTAATGTGTTAGCGGCTGTACCTGCTAGGCGGTTTGCTGCTGCTTGTAATTGTTGGCCAACAATATTACTATTACTGATTCCTGATGTTAGGCTTCCAAGACTTGGTAGGGCAAAACCACCACTGTTGCTACCAGCGGCACTTGATAAGCCCGTTATTACTCCACTCAGAGTACCAAAGGCAAATGCCGCACTTAACGCACCTGTGTTAGGAGTTGGTACTACTGCACCACCTGAGGTTGATAAATTAAAATTAGCTAAGTCAGTAATATTGTTAGATGCTGTTTCGTAGTTTGGTGTTCCACCATTCGGTGTCGGTGTAAGATCGTAGTGTAAATCAATAAAACCACCGGCGGTATTTTCTGTCACATATCCGGTTTGATATTTTACTGTTTCAAAAGTAATTGACATTTGATGTTCGAGTAGAGCTTGATTTTCACCATTAACATGTTCGCCATGTTTAAATGCTGTAATAAGAGGATTAATTAGCTCATACTCATCAAATCTTCCTTGATACAAACTGTAGATTCTAATAGCCTGAATGTATTGATAATCTTGATATGCGTTGGCACTATTGTAACTTTGAACTGGGCGTGGACTATATCCCCACTCAAAACTTGGACGTTCTTGATATTTGTTAATTATGTTATATGTTGCATCGGCATAGTCACTGTCGCGGTAAAAGAAACTGTAGTAGTCGTACCAAAATTCTCTTACATTATCGGCTTGGTCATCATGGAATACAATGTTAATTGGATCATACTGTATTCTATTCTGTACAATATTTTTACGATTGTAGGCATTGTGTACTTTAGTATCAATAGTAAACTTAGGTAAGCCCACACTCTTGACAATCATACCCATTTCTTGTGCTGATGTATTACTGACGTTGCTGATTAATGGATTGAAATCAAATTCAACATAAAATAGGAACCCGTACTTAGGACTTAACCGGTAGTTTCCGTCCTTAAAAATTCTAGTAGCATGTCGATAGCTACTTAAAATTTTGGGGGTAGAAGAGTTTGAATTTGGGGTGTCTACTGTTGATGCTAGCGGTAGTTGTAAATTTAAAGAATTTAATAATTGCTGATTTGTCGATACATTATTAGAATATGTTTGCTGAAGATTTTTTAAATACGCAACTGTTTGTGTTTCTCCGTTGTAGGTCAGAGTTGGATTTCCATTAACATCGATGCCGGGAGTACTAAGGTTAGGATTAAGAAAATTTGACACGTACGAAAGTTCTTGCTCAGCAAGACTTAATGCTTGTTGAGTTAAAAGTATTTGCTTTTGTATGTCTGTTCTAAGCTGTGCCATACTAGTATTTATCTAATAAAAAACCCGGAGTTTTAAGTCCGGGTTAACTTGCTTCATCTAGTTACAAACTTAATTAGCCTGTCGCTGTTGTTCCTAGTATTGTTGGTGTTACAGTAGTACCAACACCGCCGCCAACTGTTTGAATTGCGTTGTCAAATTTGATATTAATTGCAATTTGAACTTGATCGTTGCTACTGTAGGCCATATCGCCCCAGTCAACTGAACTTAAGAAGCAACCGTCTAATTCCCATGCTTCAAGAACGTTAACAGTTGTAGCACCGTTACCGCCATCAAGCATTTCAAATAACAATTGGAATTTGTAATCAATACCGCTTGGAGCACTTGCTTGTTCTAAGAAGTCATACTGTTTCTGAACCTGTTGACCGATTAGAGTAGTAACTGCACCAGTAGCATCATCACGTAGATTGATTGTTGTTTCTTGCCATTCTGGCTTACCTTGCAAGTAGATTTTTGAGTTATAAACGTCAAGTGTAATTGGGTTAAAGTTTACGTTTGGACGTTTGATATCTACTACTTGTTTGGTTAGTTCTGTTGTTGCGTTGTTTACACCAAAGTTAATAAATGTAGCGCGAAAGCGATACTTTAGTTTTGGCATTAGCAAGCCCTGAGTGGTTGCACTCTGACTGCTATTCAACGGTACTGTAAAATTACTTAAACTTGCTACTGGCATTTTATTCTCCTATACTCTTATTTATTCATTAACTGGACTGAGTGTTTAACGACTTAATTGTGCCAGGATTATAAATTGCGATTGGAATGTAGATGAATTCAACATCTTTCATTGGTTCAATAGCAACGTCAACATACAACTGATTATTAGCAATAGTAGCTGGTGTATTGTTGCTAGTATCGCAAATTACTAAAAAGTCATATAAACCACGGTGTGCTAACACGTTATTAAGAGCATTTTCGATCGATGTTGCAATTGACTTACGTGTAATTGCATCATTAGGTTCAAACAAGTAACCGTTACTAACGCTAGTAAAGATTGAACGTAAATAGTTCTCTAAACGAACAACGTTAACACGATTCTGTGCTGTTGTATCTAAGCTACGAGTCAACTGACCAAATACTACTAGGCCGGCACCGGGTAACTGTGTAATTGGGTTAATTGACAAGTTAAATAGTGCATCACGTAGACCTTGGCTTATGCTGTTGTGTACAAACGCACCTGTTGACGCATTGAGATATCCAATGTCACTTAGATTACTTACTAAGCCGCGGTTAACACCAGCAGGTGCAAACCATGGATAACTAACTTGATCGTTGTACAAGTATGTACGCAATACTGCATGGCTAGCTGGAACA